ATGCCGCCACTCCAGCAGCTCGGCCAGCGGCATTGAGTCGGTGACGGTCGGCGGCCAATGGAAGACGGCGGCAATATCCGCCGTCAGATCTTCTACTGTCAGCTGTTCAGGAAATCTGACCTGACCGAATTCGGTAAGAAAAAAATCGCCACAGCTTGCGACAGCTGATAAAGGTCAGCCGGATCGAGGTTGGCAACCTCGGCCGCCGTCAGGTTCGGCGTGGTGATGCGCGGCAATACCCTGATCAGGGAATCAACGTCGGTTTCGATCAGCGCCTGCAAACGGGTGCCGCGCAGCGCGCCGGAATTCGGCTTGTTGACGGTCACTTCGGTGATCTGCGTGGTGCCGCGTACGATCGGCACGTCAAGGGTGATCGGCTGGTTGGTTGCCAGTTCTGCGCCGTCTGTCGTCTGTTTTTCTTTCATCACGTTATCCTAATGATTGGTGCTGTTTAGGCGGCCCCTGCGGGCCGCATGAAATACCTGTCAGCAGGCGATTACAAGCCGATGGCGCGGCGGTGCTCCGCCAGGCGGTCAACGCCATCAATGATCTCGACCATGTTCACGGTGTCGATTTCCATCAGGACGCTGCCGTCCCATGTCAGCTTGAAATAGGTGTTCTTGGCGCTCAGCTTGGTCTGCGTGTTGTCGCCCTGCTTATAGTTGCCATGATCAAACTCGGAGAAACGCCCGCGCATGACCACTTCGACGGCAATGATCTCGGCGGTGTCGTCACGCTGGAATGAACCGGCAAAGCGCAGGAGGACGCCGTCAACCTTGGCGATACCCCATTGCTTGTAAATCTGCGCCTCAATGCCGCCAAGAGTGATCTCGGCGTCAAGTGCGCCATCATCCAGCCCCAGATCAACGCTGGCGCTGCCGTTCATGCCGCCGCCCCGGAATGCTTCAAGCTTTCGCGTCAGCTTCGGCAGGGTGATTTCTTCAATAACGCCCTGGTAGCTGTTGGCGTCATTGAACAGATTCAGGTACTTCAGTTTGCGTGGTAAGGCCATCGCGTCCCCCTTAACTGTTCACGTTCTGAGTGAAGTTCATCAGATACTGATCGGTGATGCGCTGGCGCAGCAGCAGGTTTTCGAGCGGCGGCACAGGCGTGTAATCGTAATCCAGCACCAGCTTGCCGGATGCCAGGACGTCCTTATGGTTGGCCGCTTCATCAATCCAGCAATTCCCGTCAACGATGTAACCGCCGTTTTTCAGCTCGCGGAATTTGGCGTTGATGCCCTCGATAATGTCTTTTGCAAGGGAAGGGTGCAGCGGCTGATCTACTGCCCACATCTGCGCCTCGGCCATCGTGTCGGCCAGCACTTGCGCGGTGCGGGTGTAGTTTTCAAACTGGAACAGCGGATCATCGGAGCAGGTGCGCGACCCCCAGAAGCGAAATCCGTCTTTTCGGATCAGCGTGGTAACGTCGTTTTGGTTCAGCAGGTTGGCATCGGTGGCCGTATCCTGCAAATCCCAATAGACGTCGGCGCTGATACCGGTCACGCCGTTAACGCCGACGTTGGACAGGGTTTTGTGCCAGCCGACCTGCTGATCCAACTTGGCGCGCAGCCCGAGCGCGCGGGCTGTTGCAAACGCGGTTGCGGATGCATTGGTCGTGGTATCCCAGCACAGGAAATCCGGCCAAATCAACATAGCTTCGCGCTGGCTGAAGTTTTTGCGGTAGTCGATCGCCTCGGAGACCGTCTTACAGCCATAGGCGCTGAGGTAGGCGAAGGCGCGGAGGCTTTGCGCCACGGCAAGTAATTCGGAAGCAACCGCCTCGTTATCGTGGCCCGGCACACCCAGAATGCGGGGTTTAACGCCAAGCTGGCTTTGTGCGGCCAACAAGGCTTTCATGCCGGTTTTCTTGCCCTCGGTGGTCACACCGCCGATGATATTGGTTGTCGTCTCGGCTTCGGTTTCGCCTTGTGCGACACGCACCACAACAGTGACTGGCTTGGCCTGATCGGCGATGGCATCCAGCGAGTGGGCGAGAGTGCCGGTTTCGCCGGCCTTGCCGCTGGCGGCCAGGACGTCGGTAATTAACACAGGGGTGTTTAACGGGAATGCTTTTGCGTCGGCGTCGTCACCGGTACAGACCATACCGACGATGGCGGTGCTGACAGTGGTGATGGTGCGGGTGCCTTCGTTGATTTCCTGCACGCGCACGCCGTGGTGATAGTCTTGAGCCATTAGGCGGATCTCCTGTAACGGTGTTCCCCTATGGTGGCGGCGGTGCGCGGTTAATGCATGCGGTGGGCTTTGTGTGGTGGCTGGCACAATGGCCATTGATACTGCTTGGGATGTCTATGTTTGCCGGTATGGCCAACACAGTCAATGATGGCTGTACTGCAGGAAAAAATAAAGCCCCGTTAAGGGGCTTATTCCACACGGTGCCACAGCATTTGCAGCTTATGGCGCTCGACAACGTTGATCGCCTGGCCCTGACCGAGCGCTTCGGTTTGCGCCCAAACGGTGTGAGCGTGCGCCGGCACGGTGGCGGAGTGGATATGGTCTTCAGCCTCGCTGGTGTAGTTGCGCGTTCTGTGGCTGTCGTTGTCGGAGCCGACAATATAATCGCCATCCCACGCCTCGCCGGGCGCGGACATTCCTCCCTGGTGCCGGTGTCTACCCGCTGGCGTTGTTTGTAGCGTCTGCGCCCCTTGCTCACTTGTACTTCCCGACACATTCAGCACCGACTGCGGCAGATTGGCTCGCGTGATGTTTACCGTATCGTTGCCGCCCAAAGTGCCGACGTCTGAACCGTCCGCTTTTGCCGTTCTGATCGTCAGGTGTTCGCCGGCGTACTCCCATGTTGACCACGGCCATTTAGTGTTAGGGTTCACGTTCTGATTGAATAGGCGCGACGATCCGACGGGGTTGTCCTGCTCCCAGGCGTCACGGATTGCCGTTTTTACTGCGGCGGCGATCGCCTTGTTTACGCTTTCGCCCAGCTCGCCGATCGCTTCGTCCGTGTAGTCCTTTGCCGCGTCTTCCGCGCCCTTGACATCCTCGGCGGTTGCCAAAATCACCGACGGATCGGCGATCAGCTCCACGTTTGCCGTGCTGCTGACCTTCAGTTGCATCCTGATGATCTGGAAGCGGCCCGAACCTTCTGCCAGCAGCGGCTTATACGTCTCCGGCATGTTGCCGACGGCGACGCATTCGCCATCGTCGGCATAAAGCGCCAGCTCACGCAGCCAGAAGCCGCCGATCTGCGGCGGCATGATCATTTCAGCTTCGATTACGCTGGCGTCACTGTCAGCGATCACCAGCTTATTTAGCTCACCGCGATACCGCTCACCGATCAGCCCGGCGTTGGCGGTGCTGGGCTGGAGTAGACGCCCGCCTCCGTCGCCGACGGCCATTTCCTTGATGGCTATCGGCGTGCCGGTAACAGCTGCATTTGCCAGCTTCTCTGCGCCGGCGGTGGTGATCATTGCGCTGTATTTTTTCTGCTCACGCTCAGCCCTCCTAAATCAGGTCGTTGCCGCTCATTAAATGGTGATCCCGCGGCGGCTGTAATACCCCTGGAAGTACTGATAAATTTGCGCGATTTCGTCATCACTCAGCGCGCGGTCATAAATCAGCGAGGCGTAGTTAAGATGTGGGGCCGATCCTTCTGCCCAACTCTGCCCAATAAGATATGTGAGGGCTGGATTGGCGAACGACGCCACAGGCCAGCCAGGGGTAACAGTTTTGACCTGGTCGTTGGTCATGTCTCCGATTAATAGCCCCTTGCCCACATCACGGCCATGGAAGAAAGCAGGGGTGCTGTCTGTGCTTCTGGTATTCATTCCCAAACTGTAGGCGTTATTGAAGGGGTTTCCGCTCGCATCAGTGCCTTTGTAATGCGAGTAGACATAGATCGCAGGCGGTGCAGCACCTTGCATCAACAGCGATTTACCCGCATCAGTGCTTCCTTTGAAACTGGAAATCAGGAAACAGCGGCTTGTCGCTGTCGACGGCGCGGTCGCAATAGAAATCAGCGTTGCCTTTTCGCTTGTCGGCACGCGGGTATCGATGTAATTACTTGTCGAAAACTCGAAAGCCTCGCCTTTCTGAATGGGGTTCCCGTGTGGGACTGCTGGCGCGCCTCCGGGGGCGAGGTTAGCCGTCAAATTTCCGCGGCCAAAGATATTGGCATATTTCAGCCCTTCAGTACTGAATGGCGGATTCCAGCCGTCTGGTTTAGAAATAGACGCGCCGGCAACGTTTGATTTAATGACCATGACCATAATATTACTCTCCGATTTCAATCGGCATGCAGAATTGCACCGATGCGTTATTTAATGGATAGGGCTTGCCGACCAGCTCAGGAATATTTTCATCCGCATATTGGCCGCTCCCCGCCCGATACTCGTAATTTGCCAGTGATGCAAAATTGTCACTGTCAAAAACGTTACCGTTACCGTTATGGGCTGCTTTATCGCCATACCACAGTTTTGCCTCACCTACCGGTAACGCTGCCAGCGTGATTTTTATAATGGTGTCGGCGGCAATTTCCACTGACTGAATCGGCACGGTGCTATCGGTGCTGTCAGTGATACGGAATCCCTTATCGGCATATATCGTCGGCACGCGGCCGACATATGCCGGGCGGAATTGCAGCGGCGGGCTGGGGACGTGATACAGCACATAGACCGCGCGGCCGATGCGGATGATGCGAATAGGGCCGAGCGGTTCCCAGCCTTGCCCCTCATTCAGCACGCGGTGCATCACCTTGGCGAATTGCATGTCCATCCAACGATAGCCATTGCTTGTCAGGTGGCCGCCTTTATCTGGGAAGGGATAAGCCGGCGTCACCAGGTAGGCGTTTGCGTTTTCTTTGCAGAATTCCCATTGCGCCATACCTATGCCAAGGTCATATTTATCGACGGTATAGCCGGCCCCGGTTTGGTACATAAATATCGCAGGCGGTGATTTTTGCCCG